TGTTCCTCAACTGTTTTCCATTTTATCAAAACTTCTTTTCTACTCATAATTAATCAGCTTTTAGGGTTATTTTATCACATCTGTTAATCGGTGTTTTTACTTCTTTCCCATACCACGAACACCAATAATATGGCTGAAATAAATTGGGGGAATGCGTGCAATATTTACATCTTTCACACAGGTGGATTATATTCATTTCTATTTTGTTTTGAATTATTGTTTGATTTCTTGATAACCTCTTTCTACAAAGAACTTTCCCATTTTGTAAGAATTACAAAAAGAACTTGTATCGGTAAGCCATTTATTATTTTTGAGGCATTTGTTTCTCCAATAAGTCGGTGCTGGAACCTTTTGCCTTTTACAGTATTCACAACTGGCGCATACCATGTTTGCCTTTACACCATAAGGACTAATCATTTTTTTGCTCATGTCTATTCAATTATTAGTCAATTATTCTTTTAATATTGTAAGTCCGTCCAATGAATTATATACCCCTTAAAATACTCATTAAAGAACATCCAAAAATCTACCAAATTAACAAAACCGTCATTCCATGCCAGCCGCTGCATTTCATTCAGTGACAATAAACGGCCTTCAACATAAACCTTACCGTCATTGATTATAGCACCCGGAACAATTTCTACGTTTTGAGTACAGATACATGTATTTTCAAGTACACATTCCCGTTTATCTTTATGATAGGGATATACTATATGTTTCAATGTCAGACCGACTGAAACCTTTCTTTTCCGAATCGTATGCAGTTTCACACCATTCCGAAGTGGTTCTGCATATTCTTTCTTATAGTGCATATTCATTGCTTACCCTTCCTTCTTTGATGGTTTCCATTCAACGGTTACAACCGCATCCAACTGGCCGGAACCACCACACACCGGGCAGGTCACTTTCACACTATCCCGAAAATCATCCATTCCCCAGTACCAGCCGTTTCCATGACAATAACTACATGTATATCCCGGACTTACAAAAAGTTCTCGGTTTCGGCCTTTTTGCATGTGAGAAGGCGGAACTAACACCACCTGCTTATTTATTCCACTCATAAAATCAAGTTTTAAAGATTTATTTATTTGCATAATACTTGGCGGCACCTTCTTCCCAAATAGTATAATAGTTGCCGGGTGCCGTAATGAACCGCCCTTTGCAGATTGCTCTAAATCCCTGAACGAATATTTTCACATCTGCATCATAAGCCACTTTTTTTGCGGCACGGCCTTCCGGATTCATCCCCTCCGCATGGCTGACGAAAATCAGCAGTTTGTTAGGATGCTTCTCCTTTAAAGCCTTGTAAGTGGCGTATGTCAGACCGGTATATTGAAAACTATCTATTACTACCACTTCCGGGCTCCGGCGTTTTAACAGGCGTTCCGACAATTCTTCCATTGGTTCACGGTCAAGTATCAGAAACTTGCCGTTCACCTCTTCCATTTTATGCCGAATCAACGAGTTTTTTAAGGAAAGTCCCGTACTTTCTTCCAGGCTGTCTAAAGCGACTTTATTACAGTATTGGCACAGTTTCTTTATCAGCTTCATTACAAAAGAACTTTTCCCGTTACCTGATTGTCCCCAAATAATCCACACACCGGTTCTATCCGGGTGTCCGAATGCCTTTTCCCATTCACCGTCGAAAGGAAAAGAAGGTATGTTCATAGACTGAACTTGTGTTGGTGAATATGCACGTCCCATAGCTTACGATCTAAGTTTCTCTATTTCGGTATATAAACGGCGTAAACCACCACCGGAAAGGTTTACAAGACGCATGATGTCGGTTCCATCCGGTGCATTGACTTTGGCAACTATGGCCGCCTGTGCTTTTAAGAATTTCGCGCGTTCCTGCCCGTCATCCGGAGTAACCTTACTGTATGTATCACCATACCGGGACAACATTTCCGTATAACCCACTTTCTTACCTTCAATGGCACGGTTTATTTTTTCCTTTAATCCGTCAGCCCCCATCATGTACCATGCGCAGCAACGTTCCGTTGCATTCCACAAGGCTTTCAACTCTAAAAAGGCTTCATATTGAAGGTCGCCTGCTTCATCCAAAATAATAAGTGGGGTGTCTATGGTACGCAGATAAAACACAAGGTCTTCATATACCGTATAATAACGACCATTACTATCCACACCAAACTCTTTGGCGATATGACGTATCAATTTTAGCTTACTTTTAACCTGTGAACAATCCACATAGATAGCATTCTTATGGCTTTTCACATAGGCACGGGCTGTGTAAGTCTTACCCAAATTCGGAATATCGCAAAGTATTGCGCTCAAACCGCTTTTCTGACATCTTTCAAGCTGCTCCGTGATAAAGACAAATGTCGGGGTTTCAGCAGCCCTCCATGCCATTTCATCTTTCAGCTGTACACCCAAACGGCGAGCGATGCAAATCCATTTTGCATCACTGACCTGTTTGTCCGTCAGCCCCTTTTTAAGATTATTGTACACACTGGTGGATATACCCAGAGCAACCGCATGTTTATTATCCGAAGGATAGTTCACTCTGTCGGCCTTGATAGCTTCCAGTATTCTGTCTTTGATTTCGATTGTCAATTCCATTGTTATAGTATTAAAATGTTATTATAATGCAATTGTAGCCTTCCGTCTGTAGCTGCTTATATCCATAAACTCGGAAAAATCATCATCCGTTTTTTTATCCGGGATAATTGCCGCACGCGCTTCGGAACGTTCTATCGCGTCCTTTTCATCCGGTTTCAATATGCCGACTTTCTGTATCTTCTGCTCTTTTATCATGCTGTCAAAACGAGAGACGTATTTAGCTTGATTGGTATATGCTTCCCGGTCATCTTCCGTCTGTTCTGCCGCAGCTTCATTATAACGCTGTATCAGGCCGCAGGTCGCAATAAAAGTATCATTCTGATAAATATATACCTCGGTAATGTTTCCGTCCATATCGGGCAAATAATAGGCTTCCACCGTATAATTGCGGGGTTCCAGACGTTCAATCAGTTTCGGGTCGGGTAATCCGTATTCTTTATACATTACCGTACAATACATATTGCGCCGGATGGTCGTCTGTGTCTTTTCACCGATATAACGTGCCAACAAATACCTATCATAAGGAGCCAAGTTCGGATTTTGATTACCACAAAGTACATCCCAGCGTGTCATACCCGGATAAAGTTTCTGGTTAGGGTGTTTTTGGCTGTTATACGCTTTAATGGCGGCAATGTCATCCGCTACAAGTTCCTCATAACTGTATGTTTTTTCCTTGTAGGTGTTATTAAACTCATCATAGATTTTTTCTGTCTTAGGTCTGTTGGCTTCCAGAGAAGCATACCAGCGTCCAATACCTACCTGCATATTCTTTTCTATACCGTACTTTTTAGCACGGTTCCCGTGTTCCGCACGTTTTTCCTGCGAGTTACCCGGATTACACCAGCGGACAAAAGGGAAAACCACACCGGCTTTCATAAGCCCGTCCGCAAAGTTGTTTACGAGGTGGTGCTCCACTTCAACCTGTGCAGGCATATACCAGCCGTTTTGTTCTATCGTTTGAAACATGTTTCTGACACAATCAAGAAATAGATCAGCCGTTTTCAATCTGTTATAAGCATATCCGACAACACAGCCGGAAGCGACATCGTAAGCATAATAAGCCTTTACACGTTGACCGTTATTCATTTTACGGGGTAAATCCCGGTCATCCATAGATATTTTACTGAAAGCGAAGAACGGGCTATGGCGCAAATGATGCGGACGATACATGTTATTAAAATCCCACTGGCTGTCATGCAACTTTGCACGGAGAGCCTTGTTTTTAGGGTTGTTCAAATAGTTTGCTATCGTAGCCTCGCTCAACACAAGCGGATTTCCCTTCTTGTCCGTAAACTGCATGGGATTGTAGATTTCACCCGTTTCAGGGTCAAACACCTGCAACTCACCACAAACAAACTGATTATACATTTCGGCCACCGTCGTGTTGTACGGTCTTGTAGGTAAACTGTCAAGGCTCAATATAAGTCGTTCTATCGGGTAGTTGACTTTCCGCGTGTTCTGATTCTTAAACTTCTTACTGATAAGACACTCATAACCTTCCGACTTGAACTCGTTTACCCGTTTTTGAAAACGTGTCGGCGAAAGGGGAAGTGTATGCCCGAACTCCACCTGATAGAAGCTGATGGCACCGGCCATCTCACCCCAGTTTATACGATTGTTCTGCATTGCCTGCCGCATGGTTCTCGTGTCATTCATCACCGACAGAACGGCTTGAAGGACGGAAGCATTTATCGTATATTCATTGATGTGTTCCGGCGGTAATGTAGTTCCATCGGCAAACCGGAACTTCGTAAAGAACTCACGGGCTTTGGCATCTATTTCATAATGCACCCCAAACCAATCACGCAATATATTAGTATTCATATCACCGTATTTTGCTTTAATTCTGTCTTTAAACCGTTGTGGCAACGTCGCCACTTCAACAAGAGCATAACTACCCAAACCCTTTCCCGGACGTACTACGTTAATCTGACCGCGCCTCTTCAACTGCTTGTAATTTGATTCTGTCATGATCGGCGCAAGAATATCATCCGACAGCATGGAAGGATGATTGCCATTCAGAACCCGACTATTACTGTAATCCAGTTCTCCGTCTTTCAAGACAGGCCGGTCATCATAAGTCAAGTCCATAGCCGATATGCACAATATTTTTCCGTAGTATTCCATGTTTCAGGAGATTAAAGAGAGGAAGCAATAAACTGTACTTCCTTTTGCAATTTCATAAACTCCGTAACCGTCAAATGCGACACCTCACGCTCCAGTTTATCATCAATATATACCAAGATGAGCCCGTTCTTGGTATTAGCCACAATCTTCACACGGCTGCCGAACGTTTGTGTCATGGTATGTTCAGAAGTCTGGAATGTCGTATCACATTCCGGAATCGCAGCACCGGAAAGCTGCCCGCCACGCTCCAGTGCAGCCTTCCGTATTCTACGAGCCAAATCACTGTCGCTTTCAAAAGTCAGGGCTTTCCATACCATCACATTGGTACAGTCGAAGAGTTTTTGAAGATACTTCTTCTCTGCCCGGTCTGTTAAAATCTGCTTTTTCATATCACAATCCATTTTAAATTAATTCGATACAATCCTCCGGTACACATATCATAGTCCATACATTTCCGGATTTTATATAATCAACATCATACTGCGCTTCAAAAGTGCAACAGTTGTAGTCCCAATCCTTGATAACACCATCAACGGTTTCACCATTCAACTTTGTAACTCTAACCTCTTGACCTTTCTCAAATCTTGCTTTCATATTCTTTAGTCCTTAAAATTATTTAATCTCGCGGCCTTTTCGTATATTTGGCCGCCGTTAATATCTTTAACACGCTGCAAAGAAACAAAAGATTTCGCCATTATGCAAGAAAAAGAACAAAATATTTCGCCAGTAAAACAGAGAATTTTGCAATTCGTTGATGAACTTGGAATTAGCAAAAGAGAATTTTATGCAAAAACTAATATTTCAAGAGGAACATTAGAAAGTAAAACAGGTATTACAGAAGATACTTTAGCCAAATTCACGCAAACTTTTCCAGATATAAGTTTGGAATGGTTGTTACTTGGAAATGGCGAACAAAAAAAACAAAAGATTTCGCCACAAGGTGAAAAAATAGGAGAGGAGGGTAGCTACGAAAGCAATAATAAAGCAATACCGTATGCGGAAGCCACTCAAACCGGCCTTAAACGAATCCCACTTGTAAGCCCGATGGCAGCAGCCGGTTTTGGGAGTGCTGATTTTTCCATACTGAAAGAGGATGTGAAAGAATACTATGTTATTCCAAAGTTTAAATACTGTAAAGTTGATTTTATGATTGAAGTTACTGGTTTATCTATGCACCCTCATTTCAATCCGGGTGATGTTATAGCCTGCTCTATTCTCCATAACAGCCAATTTATTCAGTGGAATAAATGCCATGTCATTGCAACTCGCGAACAGGGCATACTCGTAAAGAGGCTTATGCCAGGAGATAACGAAGGATGCTTAAAAGCAGTATCCGATAACAAAGAATATCCACCTTTCAATATCCCATTAGAAGAGATAACCGGTATTGCACTTGTTGTCGGTTCCGTCGGACTTGAATAACCTCTAAATCATACACGCACACAGTTTGAGGGATACAAATATACGTATATACATATAAAAGGCTATAAATAGGGCGATTACAACTCATATAATAATGTATATTGTTTATTACAAGTGGCTTTTTACCCTATATATAACCTATAAACAAGCCAAAAACAAACATATTATTGCCGTTTAGGATAGCTGTACTCCACTCCTAAAACGGCAAAATGTAACCCTAAATGTAACCCTAAACTATTGAAAAGTGTAACCCTAAACTGTAACCCTAAGTGTAACCCTAAAGATAAAAAACGACTTGAAAAGGTATAAAATAGGGGAGACACATGGCCTCCCCTATTACATCTTTATGAAAAAGTTCCTATCATGCTATTTTAGTGCCCACATAGCCACTTCCCTTTCAAGCCTTACGTTTACCCCGAATGAGTGTAGATTGCTTGATTATAGCGGTTTTAGTAGTTATTGTGCCATTACCTGATAATCCGGCATGAAGTAAATAACTCTTCTTTACTCCGACTTCTTCTTCAGTCAGTACATTATATACGGCTGAAATACTTGCAAAATAATAATCGCGACGTTTTCCTACTAAATGAACATGAATAACTTTTGCCATAGCTTAAT